CCCGGTTCGTGTTCGTATTACTTATGATATACTGAACGCCACTAAGCGTTTTAAAGAGTTTAGGCCATGTATTAAGAGATATCTAACGCCTCATATTAAATCTAGGATACTTGCCGTTCAACCGGAAGAATGGGAAACAGCGGTATTCTTACCAGTTCACCAGTTTAAGAAAGCAAATGCCGATAAAGTTTGGCGAGATTCGATACAGGAAATAAGGAAACCATAATGGCAGGAAGTATTAATGACTTTTTAGGTAGTTTTCAGACCGATTTGGCTCGTACAAATCGTTTTGATGTGAGTATTCCTATTCCTTTATCATTAATTCAATATAGAAACATAGCTCAACGATTGACATTTAGGTGTGAAAATGCCAATTTACCTGGTCGTACATTAGGTACAACCGACCAAAAGATTTATAACATTACAGAAAAGTTTCCAAATCAAACAACATATCAAGATATGGACCTAACGTTCGTTGTATCTGGCGATATGTCCGAGAAACAATTCTTTGATTCATGGATGGAATTGATTAACCCATCTACAAACTTTAATTTCAAATACAAAGGTGATTACTCTACACCAGTCACCGTTAATCAATATGACGTAAATAACAATTTGACTTATTCAGTTGAATTGATTGATGCTTTCCCTATCGCTGTCAATCAAATGGACTTGGATTGGTCAAATGATGGTATACATAAACTAACTGTAGTTTTTGCTTATACTTACTGGAAAAACAATTCTCTCAACAACGTACTACAAAATGCTCTTACAGGCGTTGTTACTGGTGGTATTTCACAAGTCACCAATGGGAATGGGTTGGGTGGAAGTTTATTTTAATTTTTTTCGTTGATGGTTTCTATAAGTGGCTGCACAGGATCTACCACAAGTTAAATGATTTTGGTGTTTAGGTGTTTTAAATAATTTTAAACAAATTGGACATTCTTTTTCAATTCTAGAACCATTACTATCATAAAATTCATTTAACTTTATTTTTTGATTGTTTATATGTTCTTGTGTTGGTCTTTTTCCAGTATGAGATTTTGACATCTTATTTTTAGTATTTTCAGAATGTTTTCTATCCAACATTAAGGCTTCACCACCAAAAGTCATATTATACCCCATATTTAAACTATTATATTGTTCTATAAAATATGGTTCCATAATATTGAGACAATGTTCACGGTCTTTTGACTGATATATTACTTCCCATTCAAAATTATCCCACCCATATTTTTTTATGGAATTATGGAATTTGGTATTATACCTTTTGTGGTTATGTAAGTGTGCTTTTTTTCTTTTAGGCCAAGACGAATCAAATCCTATGTAACATTTATTTGTTACTTTATTGACCGCTTTATATATAGAATAAATAGACATGAGCTGACATTCCTTTTCAATGTTAGAGTGTGTGCAGACGGCAATCTGGCGACACACATATATTTATATTTAGGAGATTTTATAATGCCTTTACCTAAGATTGATGTTCCAGTCTACGATTTGACATTACCGTTATCAAAGAAGAAGATACAATATAGACCGTTTCTAGTTAAAGAACAAAGAAACTTATTGATGGCTTTACAGGCTGATGACACCGAAACGATTGAACAAAACATTCGTCAAGTTTTGATTAACTGTACCATCGGTGATATTGATGTTGATTCGTTACCTATTACTGATGTGGAGTTTTATTTCTTAAACTTACGTGCTAGATCCGTAGGTGAAGTTATTAAAAACAAATACAAATGTAATAATGAAGTAGATGATAAAGAATGTGGTAACATCATGGACATGGAAGTAAATCTACTGGATATTAAAGTAGATATTAATCCAGATTTGAAAGATGTTATACAAATTACCGATAAGATTTCAGTTAAGTTAAGATATCCTGAATTCTATGTGGTAAAAAGATTTTCAAATACAGAAAATGCCGCTGATATGGCATTAGATATGATTGCTGAATCTATTGAATGGATTTATGATGGCGAACAATATTACTATTCAAAGGAATCAGATCCTGCTGAATTGATGGAGTTTGTTGAGTCATTGAACCAAGAACAATTCGTAAAAATGGAAGAATTCTTCAATAATCTACCTAAGTTGAACAAGAATGTTCAGATGAAGTGTAGTAAGTGTGGCTTTAACCACTCTATTGATGTGGAAGGGCTCGAAAGTTTTTTCGACTAATATTTCGCCATGATAACTTAGAAAACTATTACCGCACTAACTTTGCCTTGATCCAACACCATAAGTATAGTCTAGCGGAACTTGAAACGATGATACCTTGGGAACGTGAGATTTATGTTTCCATGTTGATTCAATACATTGAAGAAGAAAACGAAAAACTAAAACAGAAGAAGGCTGAAGCACGTAGATGATAACTAAAAAACTAGGCAAGATTACATTTGCTTGGGAACCTTCTGCCTTTAGAGGTAGAGGGTATTGGTTCGTCTTGGGTAAAAACGGCAACTTAGGTCGTGCTGCCAGTAAGAAAGAGGCAATTTCTTTAGGCATACCAAAAATGCCAAAGCCTAAAGAAGAAAAACCACAAAAAGAACAGGAGAAACCACAACCAACGGTTACTCCTAAATCTACTGCCACTCCAGCACCAAACAAAGATAAGAAACAAAAGAACGCTCTTATCTCAACAAAAACTTTTAATTCTCTCACAGATGTCCGTAGTGGCGATTCTTTCGGTGATGCTTTAGGTAAATTCTATGCCTTGATGAAGGTTAGAATGGAAACAGAAAAAGAGCAAGAAGAAATTGATTCTCTATTTACTGAAGAACGTGAAGAAATGGAAGAAAAGAACCACAAAGAATTGTTGGCTGCTATTCTTTCATTAAAGCCTGCTAAGAAAACTAGACAACAAAAAAGAGCAGAAGAAAGAAAAGAAAAGAAAAAAGAAGAATCTAAAGATAAGGTTGAAGCTAAAAAAGCTCCTGAGAAGGCTGCCGAGAAAGCAAAGGCACCTGAGAAAGCTGCTGAAAAACCTAAAGCGGAGAAGGTTGAGAAAGAAGTTGCTCCTAAGAAACAGGCAGAAGCACCAAAGAAAGCGGAACAAATACCTGAAAAACCTTCAACACCAGCACCTTCAGCACAACCAACAACACCTTCTGTACCAACACCAAAAGTTTCAACGATAGCAAAAGTGGCAACCGTTGCTGGTGTTGGTGCTGCAGGTGTATTTGCTTCACAGAAAGCATTTACTGATACAATGTATCCATATGCTCAAAAAGCTTCCGAAAAATTAGGTGGTAAAATACCACCAGAAGCAATTTTAGGTCAATGGGCAGGAGAATCTGGTGGTGGTAAAAGCGTTTCAGCACCATTTAATTATGCAGGTATCAAAGCCGGCAAAGGTGATAAAAAAGGTGATTATGTTCTTACAGAAGAAAGATATACTGACGCTCAAATAAAACAAGCTCAAGCATCTGGTGAATCTTTGGAAAAAGTTTTATCACCCGATGATAAGATAACTAAAAAAGGCAAACAAGTTACTGTTGATGAATGGTATGGTAAAGGTTCTGTTGCCAAAGCAGAAGCAGAAGGAAAACATTGGGTTCAAGTTAGAAGTTACTTTGCAAAATTTGATGATTTTGATGATTTTACTAATAGATATGTTGCTTTCTTATCATCAGACAGATACAAAAAGGCGAGAGAAGCAACAACACCATCACAATTTGGTTTAGAAGTTGCTAAAGCTGGTTATGCCACAGCAAGTGCTGAAAAATATAGTGCTGGTATTGCTGGTTTTGCAAAAGATTTTACACCAGGTTCTGGTTCAGGTACACAATTAGCTTCTGCTTCAGCCGAAAACAAAGACCTCAAATCACAATCAGGTGGTGGAACAACCATAGTGAATAACAATACAAATATCGTTGCTCAAGGCGGTAAAAAAGAAACCTTAGTGCCTAACAAAGTAAATGATAAGCCAATCATGCTTCAAGGATAAAAATGCAAAGCAAAAAACTTAACAACACTATTTTCGCTTGGGACCCTGCCGCTTTTAAAGGTAGGGGATATTGGTTTGTTTACAATCAAAAGACTGGAACATTAGGCAGAGCTGCATCTAAAGAAGAAGCCGCTAGATTAGGTAAAGAAACTGGTAAAGAACCAAAGTCACCTAGAGTCTATGAGATGTCTTATCAGAGAGCCGACACTCTTAAAAACACAGGCCTATTTGAGTTAATCGCTAGGAAGAAATTTGAAGAAGGCCAAGGTCTTGGTGCTTCTATTAAAGGTGCTGTATCGGATAAGATGCGTGCCAGAACCACCAGAATAAAGAAAGTATTTGATCCTTTGACATGGGCAAGTGCTTTAACAGGTAAAGGTGCCATTGGCAGGTCTATCTTTACTGCCATTGGTCGTGGTATGGGCCGTTCTGATAGAGACATTGGTTACTTTGGTGGTTACACCAGAACCCGTGGATATGATAGAACACGTAAAGCAGAACCAATGAGTGTTCATATTGCTGCAGGTAAAGTTACACCAATCGTTAAAGGTGATGGTCCTGCTGATGGTATATCTAAACTTTATTCATTGTTCAAAGAAGATTATGAACAAAAGATTAAGAAGTCTGAATTGCAAAAAGACTTTGAAGAACAAAAGAATGAGAAGATTCAAAAGAGACACGAAGAACTAATCAAAGCACTAAAAGGCATTGGTGCTACACCTGGTGCTAAGCCCGGACAAAAGAGTGGTGGTGGATTACTTGACTTCTTGGAAAAAATAAAAGGTATGATTGATGACGCCATTGGCAAGTTGATGGATAAACTAGAAGGCCTTTTACAATTTTCAAAAATGTTGGGTGGTAATGCCTTTAAAATACTTAGAGGTTTGGCATCATTCTTAATAAGTCCAGTTGGTCTTTCTTTGATAGGTTTAGCTGCCTTTACAGTTTTTATGGCATGGTTATCAGGTGCCTTGAAAGATTATGTGAAAGAAAATGTTAACAATATGAAAGCATTATCTCCTGATGAAGCAGCTGCTGTATTGGCAAGTGGTTCAGAAAGAGATATTAAATCTTTGGGTGGTAAAGAAAAATTAGAAGATATTGTTAAGAATGGAAAAGCACAAGCAATAGAATTACTAAAAGATCCTGAGAAAAATAAACAAGCAATTATAGATGCTGGTGGTATTGAAAAGGTAAAAGCAATTGCTGGAGATACCAAAGAATATAAAGTACCAGAAAGAATTGATACAGGACCTGTCACAGTACCACCTAGACCGGATACTACTGGTGGTAAAAACAAAGCTCGTGCTGCAAAATGGGACAATCAATACGGTCAAGATTATAATCCAGACGGTACTAAGAAAACTCCTACAGCAACACCTGCAGCACCGGCACCAACTCCAGTATCAACAGCAACACCAATGCCTTCTAC